AAGACGCCCACTCAGCTGTCCCATCTGAAAAACACCTTCCCCGCCCAGAAACGGACGACGAGTGAATCTTGACGCCCTGACCACGCTGAGTAAGGACGAGCTGTTGGCTCTCCAAAAAGCGTTGCCCACAATGACGCTCCAAGACAAGATGGAGTTGTTCGACATGTTGGAGGTGCGCGAGAAGCGCGCCAGCCTTGCGGCCGCCCAAGGGAACATGCTCGGGTTCGCCAACGCGGTCTACCCGGGGTTCAAGGTCGGGCCACACCACAGGAAGCTGGCCAAGATTTTTCAGGACGTGATCGACGGCAAGAAGAAGCGCGTCATCATCAACATCGCGCCGCGTATGGGCAAGTCAGAGTTCAGCTCGTACCTGTTCCCCGCGTACTTCCTAGGTAATAACCCTAACAAGAAGATCATCATGGGCACGCACACGGCGGGCCTGTCCGAAGACTTCGGTCGACGGATTCGAAACCTGCTCGACTCGGAGGAGTACCGTGAAGTTTTCCCCAACACGCAGGTGGCGGCCGACCAGAAGGCTGCCGGTAAATGGTCTACAAGCGCTGGCGGTCAGTACTATGCTGCTGGTGTCGGCGGTGCTCTTGCTGGCCGTGGTGCTGACTTGTTCGTTATTGACGACCCTCACTCGGAACAGGACGTAAAGACCAACTCCCGTCTGGCTTTTGACACGGCGTGGTCGTGGTTTCAGACTGGCCCGTTGCAGCGTTTGATGCCGGGCGGTGCGATCATCGTCATCATGACCCGTTGGTCCCTTTTGGACCTGACCGGCCGACTTATTGACTACCAGACCAAGAATCCCGAGGCCGTGCCATGGGAGATCGTGGAGCTGCCGGCGATTCTGAACGAGGACACCGAGGACGAGAAGTCTTTGTGGCCGGAGCAGTGGCCGCTGCACGCGTTGAAGCAGGCGAAAGCGTCGATGGACCCACAGTACTGGAACGCCCAGTACATGCAGCAGCCCACGTCCAACAATGCGGCGATCGTGTCGCGGAAGTCTTGGAGAATCTGGACGGCCGACGAGCCACCGCGGTGCGACTACATCATTCAGAGCTGGGACACGGCCTTTGAAGCCAAGACCCGGTCCGACTATTCCGCGTGCACAACGTGGGGTGTTTGGTACAACGAAGAGGAGGGCAACGTCCCCCAGCTGATCCTGTTGGACGCGTTCAAGGACCGCATGGAGTTCCCTGAGTTGAAGACGGTGGCCCTGAAACACTACCGTGAGTGGGAGCCAGATGCGTTCGTGATCGAGAAAAAGGCAGCCGGCGCACCGCTCATCCAAGAGCTGCGCAACATGGGCATCTTCGTCCAAGAATTTACACCGAGCCGCGGAAACGATAAGATCGTGCGTATGAACGCTGTGGCCGACCTCTTTAGTTCAGGTAAAGTCTGGGCACCCGACACACGCTGGGCGCGTGAGGTGATCGAGGAAGTCGCATCGTTCCCCAACGGCGAGCATGATGACTACGTGGACACGACATCTCAGGCTCTGCTGCGCTTCCGCCAAGGCGGCTTCATTCCATTGGACAGCGACGAGAAAGACGACCCCGTCTTCTTCAGACGCAAAACACACGCATACTATTAAGGACCACCATGGCCATCGACAAAGCTCTGTACCAAGCCCCCGCGGGCATCGACGCCCTCGCGCAAGACGAAGAGGCTATTGAGATCGAGATCGTTGATCCCGAAGAAGTCAACATCCACGCCGGCGACTTGGAACTGAGCCTCCGCCCCGGTGAGGACGACGAAGAAGGCTTTGACGACAACCTCGCCGAGTACATGGACGAAGGCGCGATGCAGAAGTTGGCAGGCGACCTGTCAGGTTCGATCGACCAAGACAAGGCAAGCCGCAAGGACTGGGAGAAGGCGTATACCGAGGGTTTAAAGCTTTTGGGGCTTCAGTACGAGGAACGTACAGAGCCTTGGAATGGAGCCTCCGGTGTGTTTCACCCCATGATTACCGAGGCTGTGGTGCGCTTCCAAAGCGAGACCATCACCGAGATGTTCCCAGCCCAAGGGCCGGTTCGCACCAAGATCATTGGGAGAGAGACACCCGAGAAGAAAGACGCCGCCAAGCGAGTCGAGGAAGACATGAACTACGAGCTGACAGAGGTCATGCGCGAGTTCCGCCCAGAGCAAGAGCGCATGCTGTGGTCGCTGCCGGCCACCGGCTCAGCTTTCAAGAAGGTGTACTTTGACCCGAACCTCGGCCGTCAAGTCTCGATGTTTGTGCCCGCTGAGGACATCATCCTGCCGTACGGCACGACCGACATGGACACTTGCTACCGCCTGACCCACGTCATGCGCAAGACCGAGAACGAGATCAAGAAGCTCCAGCAAGCTGGGTTCTACTTAGACATCGAGCTGGGCGAGGCCACCAAAGAACAAACCGACATCCAGAAAGCCAAGGACAAAGAGACTGGCTTCAGCGACATTGACGACGATCGCTACACAATCTTGGAAGTCCACGTGGACTTGGACCTCGAAGGTTACGAAGACGTGGACGGTGACGGCGAAGAGACGGGCATTGCGTTGCCATACGTGGTGACCATGGTGAAAGGTACGAACGACATCTTGGCCATCCGCCGCAACTGGAAGGAAGATGATGAACTGCGACTCAAGCGACAACACTTCGTTCACTACCAGTACATCCCGGGCTTTGGTGCCTATGGCTTCGGTCTGTTCCATCTCATCGGAGGCTTCGCCAAGTCAGCGACGTCGATCATGCGTCAGTTGGTGGACGCTGGAACGCTGTCTAACTTGCCCGGCGGTCTCAAATCACGGGGACTTCGCATCAAAGGTGATGACACTCCGATCGCCCCCGGCGAGTGGCGTGATGTAGACGTCGGCTCAGGCAACATGCGCGACAGCATCTTGCCGCTGCCTTACAAAGAGCCAAGCATGGTGTTGTCTGGCTTGCTGGACAAGATCGTGGAGGAAGGCCGTCGCTTCGCTGCATCCGCAGACATGAAGGTGTCGGACATGTCCGCCCAAGCCCCTGTCGGTACGACTCTGGCCATCCTTGAGCGTCAGCTGAAGATCATGACGGCTGTGCAGGCTCGCTTGCATTACGCGTTCAAGCAAGAGTTGCGTCTGTTGGCGGTCATCATCAAGGACTACACCGATCCGGACTACGAGTTCCAGCCAGAAGAAGGCAGCCGCACGGCCAAGCAGTCTGACTACAGCGCGTGCGACATCATCCCAGTGAGCGATCCCAATGCTGCGACCATGTCTCAGCGCGTGGTGCAATACCAAGCCGTCATTCAGATGGCCCAGATGGCTCCTGACATTTATGACCTGCCTCAGTTGCACCGCAACATGCTTGAGGTGTTGGGCATCAAGAACGCAGAGAAGCTGATTCCTTTGGAAGAGGACATGAAGCCGACAGACCCAGTGTCCGAGAACCAAGAAATTCTCAACTGCGCACCTGTCAAGGCGTTCCTGTTCCAAGATCACGAGGCCCACATTGCCGTGCACATGGCCATGATTCAGGACCCGATGATCCAGAAGCTGATTGGCCAGAACCCCAAAGCTCCTCAGATGCAAGCCGCACTCATGGCCCACATCGCAGAGCACACCGGTTTCGCGTACCGCCAGAAGATCGAGCAACAGCTCGGCATGTCCCTGCCACCGCAAGACGAGAAGTTGCCGCCTCAGATCGAGATGGCACTGTCGACCATGATGGCGCAGGCAGCCCAGCAGGTGTTGCAGCAGAACCAAGCATCGGCCGCACAACAGCAAGCCGCCCAGCAAGCCCAAGACCCTGTTGTACAAATGCAACAGCAAGAGTTGGCGCTCAAGCAGCAAGAAGTGCAGCCGACCGTCTGCACTTGGAAGAGAAGAAGCTGGCCGTGGATGCTGCGGCCAAGGCCGACCAGCTGCGCAACCAGTCCCAAGGCAACAACCCCGAGCTAGAGGCGATGCGTGCCCAGTACGAGATGCAGGCAAACGCGCAGCGCCACGAGCAAGAGATGGCCGCAGCCGCAGCACAGCGCCAGATGGCCGCCCAACAACACATGCAGAACTTGTCGCATAAAGAGCAGGTGCATGCACAGAACTTGGCACACCAACGTGCGCAAGCCAAAGCCCGCCTAGAGGCGGCAAACAAACCGGAAAGCAATCCAAGACTTCGCACGCGTATTGCGCGAAAAAATACGCATCGACATGAACAACTATGCTGACGACCTCGCCGCCGGGGTCTGTCAGGATTTTGCTCAGTATCAAAAACTCTGCGGGATGATTCAGGGTCTCGCCCTCGCAGAGCGTTATGTTCTTGACCTTGTAGAGAAAGCGGAGAAAGCAAATGACGAATGAAACCGAAGCAGGATTGATCCTGCCACCAAGCATTGTCCTACCCAAGCACATTCAGCCGGCCGACAAGCCAGATGAAGATGCGGACAACGAAACCAAAGCAGGTGCACTGCCGACCCCAACAGGTTGGAAGTTGCTGTGCGTAGTACCAGAAGTCGATGAAAAGATCGCTGGCACATCGCTCGATCTCGTGAGAGACCATGCTTCCATGCAGCAAGACAACCACGCCACAACCGTGTTGTTCGTGCTTCGCGTTGGCCCAGACGCGTACAAAGACTCAGCCAAGTTCCCCAACGGTGCTTGGTGCAAAGAGGGTGACTTTGTGCTCGTGCGTACATATTCCGGTACGCGTTTCAAGATTTTCGGAAAAGAGTTCCGCCTGATTAATGACGATCAAGTGGATGCTGTTGTGCAAGACCCCCGCGGCCTGACCCGCGCATAAGGAGTACCCATGGACCCAAAAGACGAGTTCAAGTTCCCCGACGAAGTCGAGAACAAGGACATTGAAATCACCGTCAAGGACGACGACATTGAAGTCGAAGTTGTTGACGATACGCCCGAGCGTGATCGCGGCCGTAAGCCTTTAGACAAGGAAGTTGCGGACCCGACCGACGAGGAAATTGAGTCGTACTCCTCTAATGTGCAAAAGCGCATCAAGGACTTGACACACGCACGCCACGACGAGCGCCGTGTCAAAGAAGCCACGATGCGCGAGAAGTTAGAGCTTGAGCGTCTTACACAACAGTTGATCGAGGAGAATAAAAAACTCCGCCAAAACGTCAACACAGGTACTGAGCAGTTTGCGGCCCAAGCCAAAACTCTGGCTGAGTCAGAGTTGGAGAAAGCACGTCGCGAGTACAAGGCTGCACAAGAATCGTTTGATTCGGATGCCATCCTTGCAGCTCAAGAAGCTTTGCTCGACGCCAAGATGAAAATGGAAGCGACGAAAAATTTTCGCCCAACCCCTTTACAGGTTGACGAAGATGAGGTACAAACTAGCCATCGCGAACCCCAACGCGTACAACCGGACGAAAAAACCTTGCGCTGGCAAGCTAAAAACCAGTGGTTCGGAAGCAGTGGGTTCGAAGAAGTTACCAGCTACGCACTAGGGCTGCACCAGAAACTAGTGAACTCAGGAGCCGATCCACGGTCCGATGAGTATTTCGAGCAAATTGACGCTCGCGTGAAGTCGAAGTTCCCTGAAGTTTTTGGGGAAGAAGACAAGCCACAGGCTGAGTCTCCAAGAAAACCTGCTTCCGTCGTAGCCCCTGCCACAAGATCGTCGGGGGCTAAAAAAGTCCAATTGACGACAACCCAGCTCGCGCTGGCTAAGAAATTTGGATTGACCCCGCAGCAATATGCACTGCAAGTAGCAAAATTGGAGAATCAATAATGGCTGAAAACCGCAAACCACGTGACCTAGAGTCACGCGAAAAAAATGTCCGTGCTGTATACGTACCGCCGACATCTCTGCCCGACCCAACACCTGAACCCGGTTTCTTGTATCGCTGGATTGCGACGCACGTGCTAGGACAGGCGGACCCAACTAACGTGTCTCGCAAGATGCGCGAAGGCTGGGAACCGGTGAAGGCAGAGGACCATCCAGAACTGCAATTGTTTGGTAATGAAAAGACCGGCAACGTGGAAATCGGCGGCCTCATGCTCTGCAAGATGGCTATCGAACAAGCGCAAGCTCGTGACGATTATTACAACAAGCAAGCGCAGAACCAGATGGATTCAGTGGACAACCACTTCATGCGAAACAATGACCCTCGTATGCCTTTGTTCAGCGACCGCAAGTCAACGAACAGTCGCGGCGGTGGTTTTGGTTCAGGTTCTAAGTAAACAAGGAGTCCTTAAATGGCATCTACCGCTTCTCCATACGGCTTGAAACCCGTAAACGAGCTGGGTGGTCTTCCTTATGCTGGCAGCACACGCCAGTATGTGATTGACCCAGCAGGCACCGCTTCGAACATCTACAACGGCTCGCCCGTGTATGTGAACGCAGACGGCTATTTGGCTGTGGCTACCGCCACTGGCGCTGACGGCACTACAAACGGTTTCCCTGTTGGCACTGCCAACACAGGTATCGTGGGTGTGTTTGTTGGTTGCCAATACATCAACGCACAAGGTCAAGTGATCTACTCTCAGTACTACCCAACAGGTACGACTGGTGTGGTGAACGCCTACGTCGTGG